AATGGGCTGTGATTATGACGATTCACCGTCAATGGATCAAAAGTTTTGAGGGTTTTGATGCAAGCGAGGTTGTCTATGATCCTTATGCAGCACCGGAGCGAGCATGAGATATTACCCTTACATGACAGACAAGGGATTGCTTCTACTTTGCCGCCTGCTTCGCAAGCATAAGCGACAGAAGAGCAAGAGGTTTAAGGCACATCCACCGTTGCGTGGGAGATGGGGTAAGAGATGATTGATTGTACGATGAGAAGGTTTCAGGTCACATGCCCTCGCTGTGGCATGTACAGTATTCAGGTGTACGGGCAACGTAGGGAATCGATCTGCTGTCCATCCTGTCATTATAACCTCTTCGATAAAGTAGTGGAGGCAGTGGATAAATATAAGCAGCAGATAAAACAGGCAGGCAACCTCTACACTAAGTTCAGAGGTTACAAAGCATGCAAGGGAAAGCAGAAATGACTAACGAGGAAAAGCTGAAAGCGAACATGGCGGCTGCGCGGTTGTTGGGAATGAATCCCGTCCGACTTGATGAAGGAGCAGCAAGGGTGATGCACTGCCCAGAGCCGGGAAAGTTAACAAGGTTGCCGTTTAATCTCTTCATCAACGCCGCCGACTGCTTGGAAGGTTGTGAAAGTATTGCTTGAGTCCAGCATACTCATTACCAAGCGCAGTAAATCCTATGATTGGGAGCGTGTTGATTCTTATGGTGAGTTATTCGGTGGGGGAACTGGTGACTACAACACATTCGAAGATGCCGTAGCTGCTGCATTGCTGGAGGTGACAGGATGATTTGGAAACTGTGTCATAAGCTATTTGGATGGGACTACATCCACTGGGAGAATAGTGCAGACTACGGAGTAGCTCGTGTTCACAAATCCCCGGAAGGTACAGTGTGGTTCTGGCGGTATAAGAACGTAAAATGCTGTGATGTTATCACGTCAGCTAAGGGGGGTAGCTCCTTTAAGGTTGTGTGGCTGACCTGTAAGGCTAGTGATTATTTGGAGGAAATGAAATGACAACAATAGCTTATAAAGAAGGAGTGATAGCGTATGACTCCCGTGTGTGTAGAGGCAGCATGATTATCACTAATGCTGCTGATAAGAGGTGTTCAAAGGATGGTGTCCTCTTCTTCATCTGCGGGCATGTTTCGGATGAGGAGGAGTTAATGGACGCCTACTTGAATAAAGGCAGCGTCAGTAAGGGTAACGACTGCACAGCATTTGTAGTAGATGATGGTGCAGTCTGGTTGGTAGGTACGGATAATGGGGAACTGTTTAAGCAACCTGCCAATGTAGATGGAGATGCAATTGGGAGCGGTTCCCCGTACGCATTTGGTGCAATGAGCATGGGAGCAACTGCAACAGAGGCTGTAGAGGTCGCTAGGGCAAGGGATGTGTTCACCGGGGGCAAGATCAGTACATGGACTAAGTACGATGATTGAGTTCCTTATGGGCATAGTAACAGCTATGGTATTTCTAATCATTATCTCGGAGGATTAAGTGGTTGTCTGTACCAAGTGTAAGAAAGAGCATGATAGCAAGACATATAAGGTCTGCCATAGGTGCAGGCAGAAGAATAGACTTCGCTACAGGGATAAGCTGAGAGAGGAGGACATTGGCCCTCTATTGAAGGACTACACCGATGGGGAGTCGGTAGCCTTCTTAGCTCAGAGGTATCATGTGCCTTCTTCTGTGATAGAGGAGGCTGTCAAGAAGCATAGCAAGATAAGGTTCCTGTTTCCTGCCATACCTATCGTGTAGGGCCTTTAGTTGCTTAGTGAGGGGGTAGCATAGGAGAGGGTGTAAAAACCCCTCTCCACACCCTTTCCCGCTACTATCCCTTGTTCTTCTTAAATGTTTCTAGGATGGCAGGTGCAGTCTTCTCTACACTGCGCCCGACGATATAGCCGCCTATGCCAATCTTCATCAGGTCGAACAAATTGTTCAGTGTCTCCTGAGTCATGTTCGGCGGCGTAATGCCAAACCAATACAGGCCAAGCAGCAGGGCGAACCATACCATCATAAGCGGACGCCAGTTCCGCTGGAGCCAGCTCTTGCCGTTTGCCTCTGCCAAAACAACGCTTGCCTGCGCCTTCATCAGCTCCTTGGAGTAGGCGTCAGCCCTTGCCGATGCGCCATCCAGCAGCTTCTCAACCTCCAGCCTGATCTGGTTCGCCTTGTCTTTGTCCTCGATTGCTTCACTGATGAGGCCGGTGATAGGTGAGACTAGCCCCTGAAAGAATTCACTCCACATTGTGCTTCTCCTGTTTTGGAAGGCTCCAAAGATTGATTGGCGGGAACTTCAGATCAGGCCAGCTCATTCTAACCCCCTTGTATATGTTGTCGGCTTCCCAGCCTGAAAGTGAGCGGTGAGGATATTGCCACGGTTCCGCTCTGCATTGTAGCTAACATGCGTCCATCGGCCTTCGTAGATGAGCTGGTCAAACTCTAATCCACTATTGGCGATCCACTGGCACACGTCATACGGGTCGGCATGCGGAATAATGATGTCGGCAGCTTCTCCCTTGCAATGCTGGCTGTTCTCGCTGCCGCCGATAGCCTTGTTCAGTTTCGGACTCCTATACCCGGAGCTGATAATGACAGGCCCGAACTCTGCCCTGATGGGTTCAAGAATGTTCTCGCAAAGTTCAAGCAACCTCACTACAGACGTAGGGTCTGGGTCATTCCTGTAACCAAGACGCTCGGCTGTCTGACTCGTTACGAATTCCTGCAAGGTGAAATGATCCGATAGGTTCACTGTGCAAACCCTCCTTTGAACCAATGCAGGATGATGCCACCCGCGAGCGCGGCAACCATCGAGAGCGAACCCAGCAACGCCTTGAACAGCCACGAAGAAGCGAGCTGCACTGTTGGCATGTCAACCTCGACATGCTCCAGTCGCTCCTCGATGTTGTCTGCCCTCATAGTTAGACGTGAAATCTCGTCAGCATGCCGCTTGCATGGGCGGCCTGAGATGTAATTGGCCTGCTCATGGAACCGCGTGCGCATGAGTTGTATCTCGTCGCCGTGGCGCGTGATGTCGTTCTGCATGGCGTGGATGTCGGCAACCACTTCAACCAGCTTGCTGATAGCCTCCTGCATTGCCGCTTGTCCCTCTGACAGGTGCTTGATATTGGCTTTCAGCCATTCGACATCTTTCTCCAGTTGATCCATTGCTACACCCTACGCCCTTTGATCGGCCATAAAACCATGCGATTCTCAAAGAAATGGCCCTCTTCCAGTTTTGAATCTATGCGATCATCATTGAGCAATACATGACCAAACCAGAAGTGGATATCGCCTGCAATTCGATACTGTAAGAAGGCGTATTTCCTGCCACCAATAGTTGCCTTAATGAGTTTCCGTTGATACGTATCGCTAATCTCTACAGACTCTACCACTCCAGCAGGGCCGAAGCGGCGGAGCAGGTTATTGATAGGATTGCGAAGCTGGCTCCAACGGAACCTCCGTGCAAATCTAACCTTCGCCTTGTATGCCGAGTCTCCGTCGATGCCGTCGATCTTGTTGCCGTAAATGCTGTCCAGCCAAAGCCAACATCTTTCATGCTTAGGCGTGATGAGGCAAAGCACCGGCACGATGATAAACCCAGCGAACCATGCAAAGGCGGCGATTATGGCTTTCATTCTTTCGGCACGTCGCGCTTCACGGCCAGAATCCTGCCGAGCACATCGTCCGCTTCTTCAATCAAGTCGAGCTTCTTCTGCATGCGTAGCACGGCAAGCTGCTTCCAAATGGCGTCGAGCTGGTCGCCGATGGATGGGTAAGCCCCCGCTCGCTTGGCATGGACTTCCTGTAGCTTCTGTTCCGCATCTAACGCAGCAATATCCAGAGACGCCTCCGCTGCCTCAATGTCGGCGTCATCGATGCCGTCGATAATCAGCTCGCCGCCTTCATAGATGTAGCCGCCAGTCAGCGGGTCAATGCCGAGAGCGTCAAGCACCTTGGCAACATGGGTCGATTGTAGCTTAGCCATTACTTAATCCTCGCGATACTGAATACATTGTAGACGCTATTGGATGAGTACGGCCCTGTCCTCGTACACATTATTTTTGGTCTGAAGTCGGCGCCTGCCGCCGCTTGGATTACCACCGAACAAGACAACGGATTCCATGTCTGCAACGTGTTTGTTTTATTACTCAGGCTTGCTGTGTATATCGTCCCCGCCGTGTTGCCTATTCCTATGTAAGTCGTAGACCCAGCATTACCGTTTGTGTAAAAGGCGTCATTATATGTTAAGAGATATGTTCCAGCCACATTAACAGTGTATATACCGTTAGCTGCATCAACTGTTAACCATGACGGCGCGGTTCCATGCAGTGTATAACTAAGTCGATTATTCCATACGTTAACAAACGCAACACTTTGTGTTGCTGCCGCCTGCATGAATACACCGTCACCAACTCCCCCCGCCCCCGCATCGATCTTGGTCTGAAAACTACTCTTTAGCTGAGGCATCGCGCCCTCCTGTCATATAATAAACCGGCCAAAGCCACGTTGTGAGCGCGTCCATGATGGACTCGCGCGTTGTATTGGTGCCGCCCTGCATGCGCTGCACGATCTCAATGCCGATGCCTGCCAGCAGCGGGAGCAACAATGCGCCCGCAACGCCGAATACGGCAGCCCCGACCGCCGAGCACGCCGCCCCGATTGCTGCATGTTTCGGCGCGTTCGGGTCTGTGCGCATGTGCGTGATCAAATTGCGGTTGTCGTTCATGCCGCTGCAATCTCTGCCGCAGTCAGTGCGCGGTCGTATATGCGGAGGTTGCGGATGTGCGCGTATATAGTACTAGTCGCACGTCCTATTTCAAAAGTCGCTGGCGTGCCAGTGTTGTCGGCACTTGCAGTAGATACGTCCAATGCTCCGTCAACATACACAAACACATTAGCGGCGTCCCATCCAACGGCTACCCTGTGCGTTTCCGTACCCATAGCTATTGATCCAGCTGCAAGGCTGTTGTGCTGATAACGCAAAACATCGGTTGTCGGATTGCGGTACAAAATGGTGGCAGGAGTCGTTCCTGATATGTATAGCAGGTATTCATACGCTGCTGGCTTTCCGAGGAATTCTATGTCCATAACAAAAGTGTAAGGCGTATGCGCTGGCACATTGCCTGATACAGGCAAACTTAACACATCACCCGCCCTCGTCACGGTGGCTGTGGTTGTGGGGATGTAGCTTGATGCGAATGGGAGGGCTTCGGATTGAACGCCCCATAGTGTGATAGATTCTGTGCCTAAAGCGGCCCAGCTTCCACCGATTGCTGCCACGCCATCCGACAACGCGATGCGGGCTGTTGAATCCACCGTCCTCGCGGATGTTACTTCGCAACGATACCAGCCGTTGCCAATGCTTCTAATCTTGCCTGTCGCATTGCCCGAAGTTGTAACCACGGTTCCAAGCGATAGGTCGAACCGCGCCCCATCTGAGGCATCGGTTGCATTATAGTGCCAAGCGTCAACATACCTGTTTGTTCCCATTTTAACAAAGAATGATAACGTATATGTAGCTGCGCCAACCTCAGCAAGGCTTGTGCCGTATAAAACATGCTGTGACGTGCTGGCTGTTGCGGTCACCAAGTCGGCTGTTACTCCGCCTCTCGGGTCGGTCTGTCCTGCCGTTATAGTAACGCTGCCGTCATTAGTATGATTTGTTGCGAAGGCGTCAGAGTTTAGCTCGACGTTCGTACTCGCACCCTCCAGTGGGATGCCAATGCCACCATCGCTCATACGCTCAAAGCGTGGCGCGTCAACCGCTGCCGTTTTCACCAGTCCGTCGAGCGGGTCAACATATGTGCCAGTCGATGCGCGTGTGAACGTCTGCACGCCTGACAGCCGCGTTTCATCATCAGCGCGGCGGAATGGTATCTGCACCAGCGGGTCTGCTATGTTGCCGAGCATTGCATTTTGTACACCAGCCGAAGCTACCCATGTTCCATCTTGCCGCAGAAACGTACCGGCCACTGCTGCTGCTGCCCCTGCGGGGAGTTGTGCTACCTCCCCATTAGCATCCAAGGAGGCGTACCCATTGGCTATAGCCTTATTGGCCACATTCTCAGGAGTGAACCCAAGAGTCGGTTCGGCACCAACCTGAGCTGCTGTCACAGCATGTGGATTGGCTGTATCAATAATGTGTGCTTGTATATTCGCATTAGCAGGCTCTGCCCCCACTTGTGCAGCCGTAACAACGTGAGGGTTTGCCGTATCGATGATGTGAGCCTGAATGTTTGCATTAGCTGGCTCTGCTCCTACTTGGGCAGCTGTGACTAGATGCGGGTTATTAGTGTCCGCAATGTGTGTCTGTATATTGGCGTTGGCAGGCTCGGCACCAACTTGTGCTGCTGTCACACCATGCGGATTGGCTGTATCAGCCATGTGGGCATCTGTATTGGTAGCGGAGATATTGCCATCTACAACCAAATCACCTCTTACAGTTGTCCCTGTAGGGCTAGTTGTTCCTGTCGGGGACAGAACAGGGTTTAATACACCGGCCATTACTTAACCCTCCTCAGACGTGGGTTTTTGAGCTTCGCTTTGACAGAGGCTCTTCTAGTTGCGGTGGCCAATATAGCTGCTGCACGTTCGTAAGGCACGCCTTTCTTGGCCGCTATTCTTTTTGCAATTGCTTTGAAACCCGGGTGTTTACTCATTGTTATCCTCTTTGTACGTTGCAGGAAGTTCTCCAGAGGCGTTCTTGAAGCCATACCGGATGTGTCCATAAATAGGGTGGCCAAAGAAGCCATATACGCCTTCTGGCCCATTCCTACCTATGTCCTGAACAAAGATGGGCGCGAAGTGTTTCCCTGCTATTTTGAGCCTCTCTCCAACAGCCTCGAAGGCAGTATCCTCTTCGGAGGTTATGGCTGGAGCATTTCCTGCTGCATATTGTCTATTGGTAACCTGCTCCTCTACCAGCTTAACCAGTGAGGATGTTTTGACATGCGCTTCGTGAAGAGGATTGGAAATCCAATGAAATGGCTCTGAGAGCTGCTTGGAGAAGGTCATGGTTCTACCATCTCCGAGGTCATACTTCAGAGGGTCATCATTCTCAAAGATAGGCTTACCAGTGAGGGCCATCTGAATAGCACTGCCAACTATCATGTAGTACATGGCTGCTCTAAGGGCGTAGTCCCTGTACAGCTTCCTGACCATCGGGTCTTTTTCAATACCGGGGAATGCTTTGCCCAGTACACGTACATTAGATACAGTCCAATCTGGAGCGAAAACACCGAGATTTAGCTTGGTCATGCCAAGAGGGGAGGCTAGGGCTGTAGCAATCTTCCTACCCCACTTATTATCGACATTCTCAGCGAGCCTTCTCCAGTTCTGTCCACCAAAGGCATCATTAACAAACTGGCCTGCAATAGTGGCAAGCTCATGCTGTGACTTCCTCTGTTCTACTGGAAGATCAAGATTCATCTTCATTAGCTGTTCTAGCTTGGAATAGAACACTTGTGTTTTAGCTCCAGCCATTAACCTGTGCCACATAAGAATATCAATAGCTTTATTGACACCCTTTACACCAGACGTTCCCTTCTTGAGCACACCCTTAGCAAGCCCTGATGGAATATACTTGTCTATTGTCTCTTGGACGGAGTGAAGGGCTGCGTACGTCTCGTCATTACCTACATCTCTAGGAGGGCGGATGTCAACATAGCGGAGGACGTAATCGTACTGGTCTCCATACTTGCCTCCTCTCATTGCTGAGATGATGTCCTTGGTTCTGATAAGAACGTGTAGTCCTGCACCCATGCCAGCACCAACAGCTGCACCGAGGGGATTACCTCCGGAGATGAGGAAACCTGCTCCTGCTCCTTTCGCTACAGCACCAAAGCCACCTGCTCCTGCGAACAGAGCGGACTCTGCAAGGGCATTGAAATGGAACAAGCTGCCCATAATCAGCATACGCTTGGATGCAAAGTTAAGGGCAATAAGCACCTTAGCAACCGTAGGCAGGTCTGTAGTCCGAGTAAGCATGTCCAGTGAAGGCATATAGTCAGGATGGACATACGCCTTGGTATTCCCTTTCAACTGGTCAAAGTAAGCCAACATCCTTTCGTTAGCATCCTGCTCAGTCATCTCCCCTTGCTTCACTTTGCCTTGGAGGGTCTTCCATGTTTGGGAAAGATCATCTTTAAACTGCTTCTTAACAACCTGAGTTATCAAAGCAGGATGTGTGCTGGCAGTAGCTTCCTTCCATCCATCCTTGGCTGAGAGGGAGATGAGGTTATGGTCGATAGAGTCCATAAGCCCCTTGTTTGCTACTGCTCTTGCTACATTGATTGTGTATAACTGTACCAAGTCAGCAATGTCTGTGGTCAGGGCATCCTTCTCAGAGAGCGCACGTTCATCCTCTCGCCTAAGAGCTCTGTCAGTAAATGTAGAGGTCTTGCTACGAATAGCCGCATCAGCAAGGAGCTTGTCCATGAAACCCATGTCACCACGTTCAGCATCTCTCAGAATATGAGGGATGTAATCTTCCCTGAAGTTCTTGATGATGCCTGCTTCAACCAGTGTCCTGCCCATGTCATCTAGTGTTGCTCTGACAGAATCAGCTACAACCTTCTCCTCTTCGGACAGGGCTATATCCTTTCCACCTACATCCAGATAGGCAGCAACCTTCTGCCTGCTCTCAGGGTTAGGTAGTATTTCCTTGATCTTGGTTGCAAGAGCAAAGGCATGCCTGTCGATGTTCGCAGCATGTGCATCAGCATCGTTAGCTCTTTCCCTGATCTTCTCTACAGCAGGGATTGCCTCTTTACTGATGTTGCTCTTCTTGGGCTCTATCTTCTTAACGGGACGAGCATCCTCTGCTACAAAACCTGTACGCTTGATAATATCCTTAATCTGCTCGCCAGCGAGTTTTCCCTTCTTGGGAAGGGTATCGCCTACCTTCATCTCTAAAGACGGCTGTACATTGCGTGTCGCGGCTCTTAGGGCATTACCTGTGTTTTCCAAAGAGGCATTCAGACGAGTGATGAGGGCTGCTTTGTCTGCATCTCCCATCTCTGCAAATACCTTGGAGTCTCTCGGAGGGAATCCAACATCTGTCAGGTAGTTCCGCATCCACTCAGACTTCTTGGCCTTGCTCTTGATTTTACTTGCACCTGCAACAGCACCCTTCAATGCACCAAGGGCTGCTGCTGTAATCACAGCATCGGTAGCAAATCGCTGAATCGGGTGAGCCTCTCTGTCATTAAGAGCAGCTGAGGCAGTTTCCTCTACTGCCCCGTACGTACCGAATGTAGCTGCCTGATTAGCAACATCCTTTAGCTTTGCTCCTCTTGTGGCTCCTGCCTTTGTGGCAGTCTTGCCGAAGAGACGCATGGGAAGAAAGGCATACATTGCCATCTCACCTAGTATTTTCCCGGGATGCTGCTGGATCATATCGAAAAACCCTGTTGGGTTATCAGAGAATTCCTGATGAAGCTGTGTCCTCAGTGGCTCATGATTCTCATTGAGCCTTAATACATTCTTGGTTTCCTCATGGTCTGCACCAAGGGCAGTGGCTACCCCTCCTATAATAGTACGGGGCACCTCTGTAGCTCCATCAATCAGGTCAGTGAAGAAGGCCATTATCTGAAGAGGTTAGCCAGACCGGTGAGGGAGCCTGTCACGCTTCCCTTCATCGTATCCAGAGCTGCACTGACATTACCTCCTCCTGTAGCCAGAGGATTAAACTCCTCGCTACCCGGGGAAGTGAGGTTGAGAGCTGACTGCCTGCGGAGTTCCTCAAGAGCAACTTCATTAGAAATATCCTGTGGGCTGACACCCTGCTTACCAGCAAGGTAGTTCTTCGTGCTCTCCAGATACTTCTTAACCTTCGGATCATTGATATTGGTGAAGTTGATAGGCTTACCATCAAAGACAACCACGTTGTTCCCGACATTAGTACCATACAGTCCGAGGCCAGTCTTACGCAGCGTGTCACGCAATGTCTTGGCAGGGATCACATTGCCTTTGGTAGATGCCAGTATTTCTGTGCGGAGCCTCTCCCGAATGTTCTGTACAGTCTCAGGATTGTCTTGCGTGTCCTGTACTCCATACTGGGTTTGGAGAATAGGTGCCACCTTCTTATCAAACCAGCGGTTGTACACTTTCTCGTTCTTGAAGAGCTTGGTAGACAGGTTGTCGTTGATAGACGAGTTCAGGAGGGCATCAGCAATGCGTGCTGATGGTGCAATACCTGTAGTCGCATCAATGACAGAACCATTCATCTGTGCTGCCTGTACCATAGCATCGTTAGCAGGTACTCGCTTACCGAAGCGATCAATGGCATAGAACTGTCCATCACTGTCCTGAATTACCTTGCCTGCATAGGCAGCAGCTGACTGCTTCACACTACGGACATAGTTAGCCAAACCTTCAGGACTGCCATTCTCTGCAAAGGAAGCGGCGATAGACGGGTCATAGCCATACACACCTTTATTGGCCTTGTTGTAAACCTTCAGGAGGTTGCTTGCTTCGTTACGCTTACGGGAAAGCGTACGGGCGTAGAGCTTATCACTCTGCATCAATTCCCTGTTCAACCTACGCTCTGTGGATTTATCCTGAGAGATAAGGTTGACCAGCTGTGCTGCTGCCTCAGGGGTTATAGCTGACTCGTTGAGTGTACCATCCTTGTTCAGAACAGAAGGGTCATACTTGGCAATAACCTCAGGAGAAAGGTTCTTGATACGGGCAAGGGCTGCCTTGCGCTTCCTCTCTTCATTCAGGAGCTGTCGCTTGCTTGCAGCCTGTTCCTGCTCAAATCTCTGTTTGCGAAAGGCGAGCTCCTGCTGACGGAGTGTGTTCTCCTTCTGCTGCATCTGCTGCTCCGCCTGAGCCTGTCTCTGCCCTACAACAAACTTGTTAACAGGGTCGAATAGTCCGCCTGTCTGAGGAGCAAGCATTGCTGCCGTATTCGCAGAGAGTGGGGCTGCAAGCTGACCCTGTAGATCAACTGTAGGGGCGATAGGGTTGATGTTGAGGAACTGCTGTGTGTACGGATTCGCCATTAGAAGCCTCCTGCAATAGCATTGAGCCTGCTCTGTGCAGCTGCTGTATCAAGAGGGGCTGTGGTGTTGTATCCACCGCCTCCTCCGCCACCGAAGAGTGCTCCGAAGCTAAAACCACCACCACTACTACCAGAACCACTAAGGCCGCCTCCACCGAGGGCGTTAGCCAAGGCCATACCACCAGAGATGAGGTCTGTCTGATGCTGCCTGTTGAGGCCAAGGTTGGTTCCGAACTGTCCCTGACGTGCTGCGTTGCGCTGGTTGACGAAGGCGAGGTCGAGTTGTGCCTGTGCATTGTAAGCATTCTGTGTTCCTGTCATGGCATTGAGACGATTGCCGAAGAGCTGCTGGAGTTGCTGGTTGTACACATTGGCTCTCATTGCATCCTGCTGCAATGCCTGATTGGCCAGAGCCTCTCCACCAAGGACAGACTGGCTCTGAAGCTGTGCAAGCTGTCTAGCCTGATTGTCAGCAAGCAGAGAACCACCAAGGATAGCTGCCATGCTGCCAGACTGACCAGAAGCAGCCCTAGCATTGTTCAGCTGGTTTTGCTGTTGCTTCTGCTGACGGATCATATCAGGAGCACGGCTGGCATAGTACGCCTGCTGGTAGCGTGCCTGTCTATTTGGATCAATAGCCAGTCCCTGTGAGAGAAGCTGGTTCAACTGTGTCCCTGATGTTCCAGCAGCCTGTAACTGACCGGGAAGGGCGTTGTATGTGAACCCTGTCTGTGTTGATCTACCTAGTGGGCCACTAAATGCTGCTCTCTGCCTAGCAATCTCCATAGGAGGAGCCTTCTTGCTCTTACCACCGAAGAGGCCACCAGCAAGGCCACCAAGCCCTGCACCAATAGCTGTCCCGATACCCGGGGCAACCATGCTACCAAGCTGTGCTCCTGACATTGCTCCACCTGCTGCACCACCTACACTAAACGGCATATTAACCTCCTATAGCCTTCATAGAGAGCTTCTGCTGCTCTAGGGCTACCATGTTGTTAGCCGCATCCTGAAAGACATTCCTAGAGGACTCCAAGGCTGCTGCTGTTGATTTTTGCTGTCTTGCAATTTCCAACTGGAGAATGGGCATCATAACTGTGACACATTCCCATTTGTCTTCTTCCTGACCAGTCATAGGGTTTTGCCCTCTGAACTGTTGGAAGAACCTGCAATCATGCTCTGTACATTTCTTACCTGTGTAACCACATTTCTTACTCATCAGTTCTTACTCGCAAGGATCATGTCAATGTACTTAGGTGTCCAAGTGATTGTATGGGAGTGGCCAGTATTACCACCAGTAGAGGTGGTTGTTCCAGTCTTCTGTCCACCTGTGTTAGAGTAGGCAAGATAGCTACCACCCGTTTGGATGACGGCAGTAAAGTCATGTGTATGGGCAGGCATTTCAGCAATAGTCAGAGTGTGTGGGTCTGTAGCTGCCAGAGGGGCTGTCGCAAAGCCTGTCGTACCACCTGCACCACCACCTGTAGTATTAACCACTCGCATGATTGCATCGTTTTGCGTTGTTACCTGCGTCCATCCAACAGGGGCAGCTGCTTGGAAGAACGCCATAACAGTACCAGCAGGGATGATTGCAAGAATCTCCTGTGCCTGCATGGCCTGTGTTCCTGTTGCACCAGCAGGTACGCTAATAGGGCCAGTGAAAGTACCACCAGTCTTATCCATCTTGGTAGCAGAGGAGTTAGCTACTGCACTGAATTCTGTGTCGAATACAGCAGGATCAGCATCCTGCCCTCTGTAGGCGGTAAAGTTCAGCCCTTTAACATAATCAGTCATTTTCTTACTCCTCCGTCATTCCGGTAAACTTCTATTGCAGAGATACGGAAGTAACCTACATCTGCATTCGATATGGATAGGGACAGCAACTCACTTCTTCCTACAAGAGGGATAACGGCATCTCCTGCAAGAAGCTGATTGCCTGTAATAACTGTACCACCCCATGCGGAACCACCAATACCTACACCACCCCATTTTGTACGTGGATCGAGGGTTGGTGTACCTGTACCCCATACCATCCCGGTGGGATTGGCAACGATATTGGTCGGGGCAAGTGTAGTGGTGTTGGTCTGCTTTGTCGCCTGATCCAAATTAAGCCAACTAGCTAGGGTGAATGATGTTGAGCCAGCAGCTTCGTAGATCACCTCTGCTCTGTTCCATCTTGCTTTCACTTCCTGTCCACTACTGCGGAAGGGGGCAGGCTCCCAAACAAAGTTAATCGGGTGGGTTGCAGTAGATGTGGTGTCCATGTTGACAGCAGCATCCATAGTAAATAGCTCTGAATTTGCGGTGTAGAGCGTTCCTGCTGCACTGTAGAGTAGTTGTGGTGCCACACCGTACCAAGGGGCCCATCCCCCGAACATTTCATGATATGCCCATGTTACCTTCGTGCCAAAGCTACAGAGGTAAACACCAATGTTCTCAGCATAGGCGGAGCGAACGAGGGCTGCACTATAGTTACCGCTGGCAAGCTGGTCGGTAATATAGTTGTTGATGGCTACTGAACTTCTCTCTACGGCTGCATCACCCTGCACCAGTACCTCTCTGAGCTTCAAGAACCCGTAACCAGAAAGGAATACCGTATCATTACCGGCACCAGCAATACTATCATGGGAAAGGCAACCGACACCTTTGATAACCTTGTGGACAGAGAAGGAGGTCAATGGGTCAGTGATGTTGTAGAGGACGATGTTATTCCTACAGAAGACTACAAGCAGCCCTTGATAAGAAGCAAGACCAGTTACGATCTCACCTTTACCAACAGCAGCAGATACGTCTATAAAGCCACCGGGGCCAGTTGCTCCAGTTGTCCAGTCAAAGAGACCTAATGCAGTTGTCCCGCCATCAGCTACAGCATCACTGAAGTAGATTGTGCTTCCATGTGTGGAGGAGCCTGCTGCGTACATACGTCCATTATGAGGTACGTAGAACTTACAGTTGTTGTTGTAAGGGGTGGTGACAATCCCCGTAACAGCCGTATTCCATGTTGATCCGTTGTAAACAGCTGTCCTTACCCCATCTCCCACGATGATCTGACCACCCATCTGTCCGACAGAGGGGGTAGAGGTGAATACACCGGCTGCTGCCTCTATTACCCATGTTGCCCCAGATTGACGAAGAATGTCACCTGTGATCGAGTCATGGGCAAAGAGAGTAGATGCTACGGCAGGGGAGACATATTCGAACAGCCTATCAATTGGATTAACATGAGGAGGGATAATTGATGTCTGTCCCGGTCGCCTCTGAATACCAGCAGCCTTGTCCATCCAGACATTATCAAGACGGATGGCATACTCATGCGTCATCTCCCGAACAGGTGAGATGGTGTTTACGCCCTTTAGCGGTGGGTTAATGCGGAGAGGGGTGAGTGCCATTATCTATAGCTCTCAGGCTGAATACGAATCTGCTTGTTTCTGTTCAGGTGGGTGAACAGCTTATTTTTACTGGCCTGATACTTGGCCTCATACCCACGGTTCATGCCATCGTAGGCATCCATGTGACTGAGTGCGCCAAGCACCAGAATATCGTCTATGCCGGTGAGCTCAGTTGTGGCCAAATCAGTGACAGTCAACTCTGACGGGTTGTTATATGCCTCTATGTTTATAAGGGAACCGCTCGCTGGTACAGGGTAAATCTCAACCTCGAGACCACCCGCTGCATTTCTCCTGCGAGAGAACACCTGCGGTAGCCCAGTAATGTCTCTGACAGTCTTGTGTCGAGTCATCTGAGCAAGGCTCACTTCTCCAAGATACTGCCTATCTACTGATACAGCGATTGTACTGTCATTGGCACTTGTTACATCAGGAGATGCCCATACACCATTGAGACCATCTGCGGTGGCAGAGAAGGTGTTGTACAGGATAGGCATGTCCATAATCCTGCCAACATCTGCGATAGTGATATTGAGAAAGTTGATAATCCGTTCTGCAATACCACCGGGGGAACCAACTACAGTAGAGAGGGAGGTATAGTCACCAGTTGTACTGAGGACTCTGTTTACCAAGGTTAGGGCTGTAGCTGATGCCATATTAGGCTCCTGTTATATCTTACCGTTGCATGTTGCGTATTGAGGATGCTCTTTTATGAATGAGCGAAGGAATGCAGGGTCGAGCCAGCACTCTTCACCAAGTTGTCTTGCCCAGAAGTAATACAACCGAGGAGGGACGCTTACGTTCATGCGCCTGCTACGGTCATCAGAGAAACCATTACACTCCTCTCGGATGATTGCATTAGTCCTTTCATAGTCAGTAACATCTTCAACCATGTTGAAAATGAACTCACCGTTCGGGCCTTCGAGAACTGATTTATGTACTAATTCACTCATAGAAAAGAATAGGGAAAGAGGGCAAGACGCCCCCCTTCCCTGTCTCCTTATGCCAGACCCAGAATCAGAGCAGAGGAATTCTCTGCACGTGCTTCCAGAGTTACAGCTGATTCGATCATAAACTTACGAGACGAACCAGTACGTGCGAGTTCCTCTGCCTTAACAGGACGGAGGTAAGCACCAGCGAAGTGACCAGACTCCAGAACAGCCAGAGAGCCAGCAGGCATCCAACGGTTCGTCTTGACAGCATGGCGACCGAAGTCGGACTCATAAATGTCAATAGAGTTGGTCAGGGACTGACCGTCAGCCGTCAGACGGCGTACGTTCTGACCGAAGCCAGAGATTGCACGCTTCTGCTTGGTCGGAGCCAATACCACATCCGGGTTACCACCCTGATTGTAGCAAGCCTCGAAGGCATCGTTCAGCAGCGTCTCAGTCAGAGCAGCCGGAGCAACGTACACGGCATACGTGGTGGTTGCATCCGGGATAACATCCCATGCAGCAACAGTCAGTGTGTTAGTGGCAACCGCAGTAACCAGACGATACTGACCTTGGCCCGTACCACCAGTTAGGTAGATGTAAGACTGGTTAGCAACGGCACCGTGACCAGCAGCAACAGTGATGGTCGTGGCAGTACCAGCAGTAGCCGTACCTACGTTCGGGGCAGCAGCAGCACCATCAGTGCGGTTGGTCTGAAGCCAGTACATGATACCACCCATCTGAGCAGGAGTGGCCGAGTTACCAAGCGAACGGCTACCCTGCGTAAACGCACGTTCCGTATCCAGTGCAACCAGCTTGGTGGCTTTCTCCAGCTGATAGCTGTATTCAGACTTAACGCCTGCTTTCAGGACAGCTTCCTGATTGTCAGAAATCTGACCAGTCTGACGGATATTCTGAATGTAGTTCTGCGTACGCTGACGCGGTGCCAGAGAACCGAAGGTGGCATCAGAACCCTCGACCTGAGCATTCAGCGAAGGTGTACCGAGGGAGTCGGTCAGCCACTCATGCGTCATGCCTGATGCACGCTTGGTAGCGATTGCAGAAGTGAGCGGAGTATCGCTCGGTGAGATCATGGTGATTACAGGGATCAAGTCCTCGCGGTTGCCAGCACTAGCCTGATAAGTTTGAAAAACGGGCATAATAGCCTCCTTTAGTTAGTTTACCATCTCTTCGGCATAGCTATCAAAGACAGAACGTACATCCCCCTTCTTAATAGCTCTGCTGGTAGAAGATGCTTTTCTACGCTTTGCAGCCCTTGCAGGCTTTGTCACTTTCCTAGCTACAGGCCGTTTGGCGGCTTTCTTAGCAGAAGCAAGATGCTTATTGAGGATACCCATCGCTTTCAGGATGGCATCTTCCTTATCTGCACCAAGCATTGTACTAGCCATTGCGAAACCAAGAATAAGCTCTGCCTGTTCAGGATCATTCCCATCAATCTGAGGGAACTCTTCAATGTGCTGTACTGCCTCAGATCGTAGGTCGTTCACCAACTCTACTACCTGCTGCTGCTGCCTCTCTGCTGCCTGCTGCTGACGCAACTCCAACACTTCCTCGGGAACTTCCTTGGGGGCACGGATATTTACCACGTCTTCCAAGTCCAGTTCCTTTAGCTGTGCCTTAATGTCCTCCAAGGCATCCTTGTACTCTTTTACCGTACTGTTCGCCTCTTCGAGCATCTGCTGCTGCTCAACAAGTTCAGCCTGCACCTCTTTGCGCCTCTCACGTTCTTTGTGAAGGGCAGCATGAGGAACAACATCTACTTGATCTTCTTCTTCATCTTCCTCTTCAAGCTCTGCCAAGAGTTCGTCCAGCTCCTCATCAGTGAGTTCAGACTCTTCCTCAGCTTCGTCATCAGATTCTTCCAACTCATCATCAGATTCTTCCAAGTCATCGTGCTCTTCCAGCTCGTCCTCAGACTCTTCAATCGGATCTTCACCCTCTGGTTCCCATACCTCAGTTTCCATCTCATCTGCCGTATCCTCCGCAAAAGGTGAAACAGGGAGTTGTGATGCTTCGTTATCAATAGACATTATGTCCTCCGTTTTATCGAGTAACTTTCTCGCAGAAAAGGCTAACGTGCTTTTCACCCGCAGCTTTTACCGTGCCTGCACACGAACTGGTTGTGGCCTATTCTGAGGCGTCTTTAGCCTTCTTGGCTACCTTACCCTTCCGGGTGGCCTTAGGAGCCTTCTCCACCGCATTTTCGGCCTCTATATAGTCGATAATCTGGTTAATGGCTCTTGCCAAACTGTTCAGGTCGGCGTTATAGCTGAAATCAATAGGACGGTCAAACTTCATTTGTAATCTCCTGTTCAATAGTTTCTTTCATTGCTTCAAGATTTTCTCTCTCTGCCCGAAGGGAAAGAAAGACACCTTTCACATATTGCACTGTTTTTATCTCTGCCTTTGCTTGTGCAATCCGGTGTTTCATACTGCTCTTATAAAGAGTTGAGTATGCAGCTGACTCCAGTTGTTCTAGGGCAGCAATAAGCATCGTGCCGAAGTTCCCTGACATACAGCGTTCCATTTCAGCCAAATACTGCTCGCGCTGCTGTAGGTCATCGAAATAGGCATTGTCATCTGTTACAGCCTTGAGAGACTTCTTGAGCCTCCTGCTTGGTGCTATTCTCATTGTTTACCACTCCCTGCGCCCATTGCGCCTCCTCCTTGGAATTGTGCCCTCGGCATGATCGAGGGACTACCACCCGGTTCTACACCACCCATGTCCTGCTGTGCTTGATTAGCCATGAAGCCATCAAGGACAGGGTTAGGGATGATTGCATCAGGGTCATGTCCTGCAAGCTCAATCAGTTCATCAACAAACGGCTTGTAGTTGGCATTAGGCCCATACAGGGTCTGAATCAGCCCTGTAATGTTACTGGCATTGGCAAGGGCATTTGCAAGATCATTCTGTGCAGCAGAAGCGTACACATTGTAAATGAAATCACCCTCGGTTGCCGCAAGCACAGGATCAATACCTGACTGCGGATTAACCTGAAGCTCATTGGCAGCTGCATGGAACAATTCTTCAGGAGCCTTCTGAGCAATAGCATTGCCAAGCTTCTCATTGAGAGGACGTACGAAGGTGGTCATAAACAAGAGTGTATCCAGCCCAGTTGCAGCAGAAGCATTGCTGGTCATCTGCTGGATAGCTGTTGCAGACTCTTTGCGCCTTCCTTCAACACCAGCTCGCATCGGCCCTTCACTGAAGAGCCTGTCCATATCCTGCTCTACACGGCTCTCTTCACTATGCCCCGTAGCTGTTGCATCAGGAACAGACTGCCACTGGATAGCATTCAGGTTATCCACTGTTACAACCTTGCCCGGGAAACTGAATGCAAGCTGGTCTGGTGTAATACCAGCATAAGGGGTTACATATTTCTCAGGGTTAAGGATGAGAGCAACATTATCTCTGCGCTGGTTACGGATTGCATTCACTTCCAGCTGCATATCTTTGCCCCTTGTAGGAAGGGCATCTGCATACTGTTCGAATGGTTTGGGGTAAACTTGCCCTACTACGAATGGCCAAGCGTGCTTGTTACCGCCCCAGTTAATATCCAATGGTTTGGCATCTTCCAATACCATGACATCCGCAAGAGTGACAGTGCGTACAGGAAGGAACTCTTTTCCTTTCCGCTTGTAGTAGTAGTGGTAACGGACATCAACCAACTCATTGTCACTGTCTACTGCTGTGTTAGAAAAAGGAGAGGCTGCTGACCTGCGCTCTGCTTTCAGAGGGTTGGAACGATTGGCTGCACTTGTTGCATTCTCGTTGAAATACTCAAGAGGGATTTTAGGCCACTTGCCCTGTGCCTGCATCTCTGCTGCATAGCCTGCATCTACAGGTTCTTGGAAACCGATGTACCTTGCATCATCCAAGTTATCCCACGATACGGAAGGGTCGATACGGATATTCTCAGGAGGGATTGCACTGATAACGGGATAAGAGGCTACAACCACTTCCTGTTCAGTCTCCTGAATGATAGTTGATCCGTCTTCCGCTACAAGATGAGTCTGAGTCTTTTCTGTTACAGTCTCTTCATACCAATCAAGATGGGCGGGGGCGAAGTTGTAACCGAGCCCACAATATGCACCATTGTAGATGAGGGCCTCGTATTCCACTCCTGTAGCTAGAATATGGTTATGAACCTTCTGCTTTATCTTCGCACCAATCGGGTGACTTGTGAGAGTGTTCTTAATTGTGACGGGCTGATCCCCGACGAACTGGCCTACGAAGTCTGCCATCTTTCTCCGGTGGTACCCGGGGATTTTAGGGACGAAGAGGGAAGAGCGACCCGGTTTACGAGGGGTGAGGTGGCGTGCATTGAGGAGGGCCTCATCCTGTGCCCACTGGCGTTGCTGCTGTTCAGAGTAGATGGAGGCATTGTCCCACAACTCTGAAACCTTCGATAAGGTGTCTTCTTTCATCCTGCTCTCCTAATACGCCACTATCGCATCAGCAAAGTCATTCACTGGCGGGACGTACGCACGATATTCAGCATTGAATGTTTTTGCAAACCTTAATGACTGTGCTGCATATCTTGTCGCTGCCATCAGGTCATCATTACGGTCAACAATCTTACCGTTCTTCCTGTGATACAGTCGGAACTCTTTGAACCACTCATCGCATGTACTGAATACTCTGAACCGTCCTGTCTCCATTCGGGTCATTATGGCTGCAATACCTGCCTCAATACCGATACCACCTGTGCCCTCTGCCATGCCGGGGCCTGGTGGGTTGGTGAATTTATCAGGAAGCATCTTCACGCCTTCGCTCTCGTACATATCCCTCACTGTACGTCCACTCCAGCTATCATGCTTCAACCCGTCATGTGGCCATGCTACAGGGATTTTATCCGCACCCTTCTTCTTGAGGATGGAGGCTATCTCAGGGATGACTGTCTGACGGATTTTCGTTGCCTCAGTAACAAAGACAATATCTCCCTCTGGGTCGTATGCAATGTTAACCCATGCTGTCGGGTGGTCGAATCCGAAGTCAATTCCACTAATACGTCTCCAATGCTCTGGAATCTTGAACGGTTCGATAGTAATAAGGTCTTCATCAACACTAAATACACGTCCTTGCCCGATCATCGGGATGCCCTTCATTCGCATATCTCGCTCGTGAGGGGACAGGGAGGCGAGCATCTGTTGCTTCACCTCTTCTGTGATATGGGGGGCATCGTCCCATGTGGCATTCTGGATATACTGGTGAGGCTTCAAGTCCTGCATGTATTGACGGACAATCTCCGTAATACCGTTCTCAGGGGTGAAGGTCATCATCAGGTGGCCCTGTAGGTCAACCATTGCGCGAAGGGCCTGTGAATAAATGTCAGAGGGCGGTTCTTCGTCCAGCCAAATAAAATGAGCGTTATCGCCCATCCATGCGTCCTTCCCTGACTCGTAAGACTGAATAGCAATCTTACTGTTGCCCCCATTCTTGTGCTTGATGATGAGGGCTGAAATAGCATTAGGGATGCCTGCCCTTCGCACTTTATCGACAATTGTATGCTTGGGGATTGCCCCTGTGCCGAATGCTTCTGGGTCTGACGGCTCGCCACATAGTTCTTTCTGAACAATGTCCCTAGCGCGTTCTGTGGTCTGGCCACCTGCAATAATTCTTACAGGGTGGTTGAACCTTAATCCTTTCCAATTATCGGGGTAGAGACCTGTGGCATGGTAAGCTACTTCCATTGCCCCACTGTAGGATTTACCTACCCGGTTAGCAGCCATGAGGAGCCTATGCTGGTATTTCTTACCTGCTGCATAGAAATCCTTCTGGAACTTGTAGGGCTTGAAGTAGGAGAGCTTATTCTCTCGAATACGCTTCTCCTTCTCCGCGAGGAGTTCAGCTAGTCGGGCCTTCTCCTCAGTTGATAGCTCTGTCACAGGACGCCCTTCGCCTTCAGGAACTTCTCAATATCGTCGTACTCGCTGGAAGCAAATGCCTTCCACAGCTTCGGATACTGGCTCTTAACCTGCTTGCGGAGGTCTGCCTTGTTCTCGTACTCACCAATCTTCACAGCGTCATAAAGACTGCCTGCGAGGACGCCTGCGCCACTGGCGTCTGTAGCGATGTTCTTGGCAACATCTACCGCACGCTGCTTCTTGAATGCTGCGGCAGTTTCTTTCTTGTCTGCTACAGCTGCCTTGGCATAGGCGTTACGCTCTTTGTCGCCCATCATCCGGCCTCTAATATCTTTCTTCACCTTGGCCGTGGCGGATCGTTTGGCTTTCTTCATGGCTTCCTGTTTTGCTTTGCCACTCAGCTTTTTCAGGCCATATCGCTCTGCTGCCTTCAGGCCATATTTACGGAGCATTGCCCCTGTTGCTGCTGCTATCAATGGGATAGGCATATTATTTCTCCTTATCGTCGCTGCCGGAAAAGGCTAGGTATGCACCGCCTGCTGCGGCTGTGGCCCCTTTCCCGTAAAACCCGATTTTTGTCAGTTTACTTATCATTTTCTTTCTTCCTTTTCTCGAACTCTCTCATGCGTTTATCAGACACTGAACGGAAGTCCGCCATTGCCTGATTAAACCGCTTCTGGGAGGCCATCGCCATCATCTTCTTATAGGTCTGCGGAGAGGCTGGCTTGCCTGCTGCTTTCTGACCTGCTGCCCACTTCTGATAGCCGCTGGTAGAAGCTATTTCCTTTGGAGACTTACCAATTAAATTGGCATGGCTCTTGAGCAGGAACTTCCCTGATGGCTTGTGCTGAGTAAACCCGGCTGCCTGTAGGTGAGCCCTCATCTGGTCTTTGATGGAGCCGGAAAGAGGGTGAAGAGGAACGATGACTTTGCCATCTTTCTCTTTCTTGGAGAGGGGACGGAACTCGTCATGTTGTATGGAGGGCTGGTGATCTTCAGGGAGCTGCTTACTTTCGTAACTGTGTCTCTCTTCTGCCTTGGTAACTGTGTCGGGCTTCTTGGCTCGCTTCAGCTTTGCCTCGCCCATGATGGCCATTACCCGCCTATCATCCTTTTCTGCTTTCGTGAGGGCTGAGAGTTTCTCAAACTGGGGAGCGGAAATGGCTTTGTTCTTATACCCCTCAATCATCTTCTTACGCTGAAGGGGAGTGAGGGCCTTCCTCCCTGCCCTGATGTTCTTGGCAATGGTCTTGACCAGCATTCCGTATAAACTCATTGCACTACCTCTGCATCAGTAACAATTATCCCACCCTTGCTCAGGAGGTTCTCAATCTCCTTGTCCAGCTCCCTGTCACTCTTCTTGTCTACTGTGAGCTCCACCTTCGTGGCTTCCTTATACCCTGCCCTGTTCAGCAAGTCCTGCGCTGCTGCAAGCTGCACCTTCGGATCAGGGCATGTTGTGGCCAGCTTGTAAATGGTCTCTAACGCTGCCGGAGCACATCTACCAACCATCTTCCTGAGATTGCTCTGTATAACCTCACTGAGCCTATCCCTCATCTGCTTCCCATACTGGGCAGCATGCTTCTCTACACCAACAGCTCTCGCTGCCTCCGAGGCATTACCGCACTCCAAATACACTTCAAGCCAAGCCCTCTGCTTGTCAGTAAGTGCTCTTCCATTTGGTTTAACAGTTACCTTCAATTCCATAGAGCGGCACTATATACCTACTCTAATATAAAAAGCAAATAACAACAGTGGCATAGGAGATTCTCCCGAGAAAAAGTGTAGGGAATATCATACCTACAAAGCAACCCTAATCGGTAATACCCTCCCCTTGTGTGTTACTGATTAGTTACTCTTCTTCTTACTTCTTCTATATGAGTTAGTGAAGGAGAGGAGTATCTTTTATCTCTATAGGAGTTGATGATGAAGAAAGAGGAGAGGAATATCTTTTATATCTTTTATATCTTTATATCTTTTATATCTTCTATATCTCTTATATTTTTATATCTTCTCTATCTTTTATGAGAGGAGTATCTTTTATATCTATCTGCTCTACTCAGTGTGTTTAATGTGTATTAATGTGTATTAATGTGTAGAAGATGAGGTGCTATATCAGCTCCTGTGACCTCATGCTAGTGGTTCTGCGCCTACCGGCGCATGCTACGTGTCATTCTTTCAGTGTCAAGCGCATTCTATACATCAGTTGTTTATAATGCAATGAGGAGTATGCCTTCTGCCTGTTTTGTTCCTGCGGAACAGGCAGAATGCTTGTGATTATATTGAAAGGAGAGTGAGAGATGAAAGAGAATGTAATGGTAGTGATCTCAGGAATGGTGATTGTAGGGATGATAGCTTGTACAGCTATTCGTCAGGGTGACATTGAAGAGCAGTTTGTTGAGAAGTCAGTGGATTGTGTCTTGTCACAGGAGACAGGCAATGTGGATTACATTGCAAAGTCTTGTGGTTTGAGTGAAGGATTTGTTTCAGCGATTCTTGAGGAGTATGACTGGGACAATCAGGAGAGCAGTGCTCAATGACAACGGTTTAGCCCTGCTGCTTCTTACGAAGCAGGGCTAATCCTCTTGCTTACAATAACTAAACAACAATAAGGAGAATGGGAAATGGATAACATGAAGTCACAGTTGGAGAACGTCGAAGCTGGTTCAGTGAGCAACGCTGTACAGTTGGTGTATAACAAGTATGAGAAGGCCTTTGTTGGCATGGTTAAGGGCCCGGGTAGCAAGATTCTGTATGATATTCAGCTTCAGAACAAGAACGGTGCGTTGTATGCAACATTCCGTGAGGTTGGTGGTTCGAAAGAGTTGGTAATGGTTCTTGAGCCTTTAGCTAATGGTGGTGAAATCAGCAAATCTGGTGGCAAGGTGCCGCATTATCGTGGAGAACATGGTTCTAGCTCAATGGGCCTTTGGAAGTCTGATTATGGGCCTACAACGTGCTTCATCATTTTCAACGACGTTGATCCGCAGCAGGTTGCAGAGGCTGATGATTTTTGGAACTCAACAGATGATGATGAGCGTGTTGAGCAAGCCGCTACATTCTTCAAGAGTGCAGATGGTGTCGATGGCCGGCCTGACCAGAGCAGGGACTCTTTGGAGGAGCAGCTTAAGCATTCGTTGGCCTTGAATGGCTGATAGAGATGAGGGAGTAGCTTCGGTTGCTCCCTTTTCTTTTATCCCGGTTATGGATTAGGAGGAGAAAATGATTTGTCCACATTGTGATTATGTAGGTGGTTTCGATTCAGAGGTTATGGAACGTGTAGAAGGTGGCTTCGGGGGTTTCTATCGACTACCTATCAAGCTCGAAAGGACAGGGAAAGGGTGGGAAGAGGACAGGGGAAGACTTTATGGCTGTCCTGCATGCAACAACCTGTTTATGGCTTGTACATACCATGAATAAGCTCAAGCTGATTGCAGACATTTATGCTACACGCAGTACGCTGACTATACACGATAGGTTTGGCTACTGGTATATCGAAGCAGGTAAGGATAGTCCTAGTTGGAAACTGTATGAAGTTCCACAGGGACATGGCGAACCGCAGCATGTGAAAGACTTCTCGTGTTTGATTGATGCAATCAATTATACAGGGTACCAATTAACGTAATAGAGGAGGAGTAAAATGAATGAAGTGGAGAAGGATGCACGAGAATTGCTGGAGAGCGTCCCTAACTGGGAGAAGAAACCATATTTGAAAAACGCACTAGCCTCTCATCTACTCAGCTATGGGCACCAGCCCTCAGCTATTGACGAAGTAATGAGGGTACTGGGTTTCAGTAATAAGGAGGAATCCGATGATGAATAATGTGTACCAATTCGCTTTTCACGAGAATGTGAGTAGTACAAAACCGAACTATCCAAGGAAAGATGCACTTATGAAGAAGCTGAATGAAGGGGTGCCTCTTACAAGGCAGGAGAAGGACGATCTTGTAGACTCTTTCTATGGCACGTTTGGTCAGCGTCATGGTGCAACTATCCGCTATGCTGGTTGGATATGGGATTTTAGACCATTCACCAAGACTTACCTTGTGAAGCAGTACGGAGGGTGGCAAGAGTATCAAGCCTTTGATAAGACGAGTTTGCGTAAGGCTCTGTATGGGCGTATTGAAGCTATTGTGGAGGTTTAACGGTGCGTAAGGTTTTGATTGTTAAATGGCACGCTAATGACGGCGAACCGCGCTACATGAACCGCTACTTTGACCAGTTCGGTGAAGTTCCGTCCGCACGCGCTGAGGATTGGGCGCGAGACAGTTATGAGGTTGTGGAGCTCTGCATCGGCACACGCCTGCCACATGAGATCGAGCTAACGCCTGACGGCTTTTTGAAAATGTAAAGAGGAGGAGTAAACAATGAAAATGACAAAATTAAGACGACTTGCAGAGGCAATCGAGACTTTGCGCTCTCTTTGCCCAGAGATGCAGATGCAGACAGCCTTGACGCTTATTTATACAGCTTTGCATGACGGGCTATCAATGCAGGAGCTGGTTAACCTTATTGGTGTGTCTCAAGCAGCTATCAGTCGCAATGTAGCGACACTTGGTCAGGGTATTCGACCGGGAGTGGAAGGTTATGGCCTGCTCCGAGCAGAAGAAGACCCTTACAACAGGCGTAGTAAGTTGGTATTCCTCACCGATAAGGGGAAAATCTTTTGTAAAGATATTGCATTACGACTAGGAGGAGTGAAATGAAGGATATGATCTGGACAGGAATGGGACTCGTGTTCCTTGCAGCAGCAGCAGCAGGGTGGGTGATGAACATCATTGCCATCTTTACTGGCAGCTTTGAACCTGTAACAGGTGAGATGGTTGTACGAATTATCGGAGTATTTCTCGCGCCGATTGGTGCGATTATGGGGTGGATGTGATGACTAACGAAGAAAAACTGAAAGCGAACATGGCGGCTGCTAGGTTGATTGGATACGCATCGCCACATCACGATGGTGAGTCAGTATTCGTTCATGCCACGGATGCTGAGAAAGATGATTCTGGCTTATGCCTTTTTGACATATTCAGCAATCCCGCCGACTGCTTGTCGGTTGTGAAGATGCTTGGTGAAACTGCTGCCCTATACCCGTTTCACGACTACGGTGGATGGCACATAGTCAATGAATACGGCGAAGCTCAATTGAAAAATTCTGGCCATCCTCGTACATACGAAGAAGCCGTGGCTGCTGCTGTGCTAGAGGTGAGCAAATGACCGAGGAACAGGAAATTACTTGCCCTGATTGTGAAGGAAGAGGTTATGTATCTTGGTACTGCGGTGCCTGTGCAGGGAGTGGAGAAGGTATGTACGATGGTACTAACTGCTCCACCTGCGGAGGAGAAGGAATGAGCTACGGAGAGTGCCCTCGCTGTTTTGGAGAAGGACACACATATGAGGAGAAAGACGATGATGAAGAAACGTGAAGAAGCAGTAAAAATGCTGGAGGACTTGAAAGTTAGGATTGGTAAAATAGAGGAACTCATGGAGAAGGATACTTCCTATATTCCTGAGTTCGTCTTCACATCCTTTGACTTTGAGAGGGAACTGTATGCAAAGGTTATCTTTTCCTCTGAGATTCATGCCTCTTGTTCAGTAGGGGCCATTCTGATGTCAATGACGGATGAAGGAGTTGATACAACACTGGCTACAGCAAGGGAAATGCTCAACGAAAGGCGGGTGAAGAGGCGTTTAAACCAATGAACATTACATACATAGCCAAAACTGTAGAGAGGGTGTTATTTTTTGTTATTCTGGTATCGAAGGCACACAGGGCTTCTGCCCCCTTTCGAGCCACAGTAAAACGTAAATGGAAGGAGAAGAGAAATGGGAAAGGTAAAAGAGTTGTTGTTGGATCAACTAGAGATGGATCGTGAGGAAATGTACAAGCACTCTGTGATTGCAGAAGCAGCAGAGATAGCTGCTGTTGATACAGAGATGTTTGGACTGTTTTGCAGACTCGTACATGAGAGGGTGAAGAAATGAAGAGCACATTGATAGCTGTTGCATCTATATTGGCATTCATTGCAGCTATTGCAGTTGTCCTGCAATTCAGTTTCTTCGTGGCTGTTGCCATGTTTGTTTTCTCATTCATGTATGTATCTGTTGGGATGATTAAAGAGTATTTAAGGACTAAAGGAGATTAAAATGGGATTACCAACTTCATTGATTCGTGATGTAAAAGGAACCTCCGCTGCTGATTGGGCAGCAGAATCGGGCTTGAACTGGACGGCAGAGAAAGTACCTCTCCAGTACTTTCCCGAAGATGGAGTATCAAGAACAAGCAGCAAGGTTGCTATTGTTCGTAGTGATACAGGACAGGAACTGGGCGTAGTGAGTCCCCAGTACCAGATTGTACAACCCTCCGATATTCTCTCAGGATTTGAGGAGGCTGTTCACAATCTTGGAGCAGGCTTCCGTATGGATGGAATCGGTTTATATGATGATGGTCGGCTTATCTGGGGACGTGCATCCTCTGACGTTTCGCTTCGGATTAAAGGGCAGGATGCTATCAACACCTATTTATACATGATTACATCCTTTGATGGCTCTGTTAGCACAATGGGCTTTGTCAGTACACTCCGTGTGGCGTGCAGCAATGCCTTCCATCTTGCTTCAAATAAAGGTGACAAACTGTTTGCACTTTCTCACCGCAGTAAATATCGAGGACAGGCTAAAAACGCCCTCGATACCTATATGCAGCAGGTGAACGGCTTTGAAGCAGATGCCAATCGGCTGGCTAACACAACCTTAGAGGCTGATGCTGTTGTCGAGTATTATAAGAAACTTCTATACCCATCCAAGACTGACATAGAGCAGTATAGCGAGCGGGAGAAATCTGTACTGGTTAAGTACATCGATGCAGCATTGAAGTCACCGGGCTCTGAGTTCATCTCAGCGAAGCAGGATGGACACCTTACAGCATGGGGTGTCTTGAATGGTGTCACATATGTAGTCGATAATGACCCAGTAAGAAGAACAGCTACATCAGCGAAGAGTTCTTTCATCGGAGCTGGCGATGCTTTGAAGAAGAAAGCGTGGAACCATGCAATGAAACTTGCAGCATAGGGAGAAGCAATGATTGTTAAGGATAGTCCTTGCCCACAATGCAGAAGCAATGGGAGAGATTCGACAGGTAATCACCTCATGCACTATCCAGATGGAGGGAAGTATTGTAATCGGTGCGGCTATTATGAGGCACCGGGAAAGGGATCGTCTGAGGCCGTTTCAGAGCTACAGGCACCCTTACCCTCTCCAAAGGATAAAAGTGGCCTGTCACGGCTCGTAGAGGTGAATACCTACCCTTTCCGTAAGGAGTACCGAGGCATTCCTGCTTTCGTGGCAGAACTGTTTGAAGTGAGAATGGAGTGTGACTCTGCTACAGGAGAGGTAGCTGCCTCTTACTATCCTGTTAAACGTAAGGGAGAGATAGTTGGTTATAAGGTTAGGAAACATCCTAAGATTTTCAGCTCTTTCCCTAAGGGAGCTACTAAAGGGGAGGTGGATTTATTCGGTTGTGGTACAGCTTCAAAGGCTGTAGTCATCACCGGAGGAGAAGAGGATGCAATGGCTGCATACTACATGCTCCTCTCTGCCCAGAAGGATGATAGGTTCGAGCCTTGCGTGTATTCCGTAGTGCATGGTGAGCAAGCTGTTCAGGACATCTCTAATAATATCCAGTTCCTGAACAAGTTTGATCGAGTTGTCCTATGTATGGATAATGACGGGAAGACAAAGGAGAAGGAGATTGCTTCCCTGCTTGGGCCTAAAGCCCATATCATGTCTTTCAGTGAGAAAGATGCTAATGATATGCTGCGTGAAGGGAAGCAGAGGGAGTTTATCACTGCCTATTTCAAAGCGGCTCCATACAAGCCACAGGAGTTGATATGGGCTACAGAGCTGGTCGAAGCTGTATTCGAAGAGGAGCAGCAATCGCCTGTTCGTTACCCGTTCAAACAGCTGGATAACATGCTTGGAGGGATGAGGAAGAAGGAACTGGTCACTATTTGCGCTGGTACAGGAGTAGGTAAAACAACGCTTCTTCACCACATTATCCTGCACGTACTGGAGCATTGGAAAGTAGGGACAATGTGCCTTGAAGAGTCACCAAGAAAGACTCTCCAGAATGTTTGTAAGGTTGGGGGATTGCATAGTCCAGAAGAACTTAAAGCCCTTGTTGATGGCAGGGTTCTGATGTTGGACTGCTTTGGTTCTAATACCATCGAGGCTATTGAAGAGACTGTCCGTTATATGGCAGCAGTTGGAATGGACTTGCTGGTGTTAGACCATGTATCAATGATGGTAGCAGACATTCAGGATGATGAGAGACGTACGCTTGATAAGATCATGGTGAAACTCCGTACGCTGGTACAAGAGTTGAACGTAGCTATGATTGTTATCTGCCACCTGAGGAGAGCACAGGGAGACAGCGGCTATGAAGATGGCAAGCAGGTGAGTCTATCTGCTCTTCGTTCCTCTGCATCTGTTGCACAGCTCTCCGATGCTGTCATTGCACTGGAAAGAAAGGTGAGTGACGATGATTCACAAGTGAAGAACCAAGTTAATCTGCGAATCTTGAAGAACAGGTACCTTGGTCTAACTGGTAAAGCAGGTAAGTTGCGCTATACTGGCTCCTCTTTGAAGGAGATTTTGTGAAACTATTAGATCGTCTGAACCCTCGGTATATTCCACCAAGGGAGCCACCTGAGTACATATCAGAGGAGGATGCTCTAGCTCTTCTGCAAATTAACGGGAAGAGCTATGAGCAGGCTATGCGATTATCCAAGGACAAGAAGAAAACCCATGAGATGTACATAAGGTTTTCTGCTGGATCACTAAGGAGGAGGCATGAAGAAGGAAGCGAGGATAGCCTTTGTTGATATTGAGACAAATGGCCTTCTATATGAAGCTACCAAACTTCATTGTATTTGTTGGAGATGGGAAGGGGAGGAGAAAGTAAAATCAGCAGTTGATAACTTTGAGGAAGCAATCCAAGAGTTGAACACAGCTGATTATATTGTAGGTCATAATTTCTGCGGATATGACTTTCCGTTGTTAGAGAAGTTGGGCTATATCCTCACTCCCCCGATTAGGGATACGCTGATTATGGCAAGACTCACTGACCCTGACAGACCAGAGGGCCATAGCCTTGAGTCCTATGCAGGGAATGGTATCGAGAAAGTACAGAATGAAGACTGGTCTGTGCTTACAGAGAACATGCTGCATAGGTGCAAGGAAGATGTGAGGCTCACACAGCGGCTATATCATCGGCTTCAAAAGAGACTGGATGAGTGGGAAAATCCACATGATGCTTTGGCTATTGAGCAGGAGATAGCTTACTACCATGCAAGGCAAGTATTGAATGGTGTTAAGTTGGATGTTGATAAGGCGAGAGAGCTGTACAGAAAGATTTCAAGAGAGATTGAAGAACTGACAGCAACCCTTGTCGAGAGAATCGGATACAAAGGGAAGCCTGTTGATAAGCCTATGGGTAAGGAGTGGCGTCCCTTCAAGAAGGATGGAACCTTGTCCGTTGCTACACTGAAGTATTATGGAGATCAGGAAGTTTGGGGGCCGAGTTGTAGGATAAGGTTCGAAACAATCAACATGAACTCTTTTGTACAGGTGAAGGAATACCTGTTGAGCATTGGTTGGGAACCTGATGAATGGACGTACAAGAAGGACAAGCTATCAGGCAGAGTGTTATACAGGGACGGGGAACCTGTTAAGTCTTCTCCAAAGATAACAGAGTCTAGCATGGAGAAGTTGGATAGTGAGCTAGGTAAGCAGCTTGCTCGACTGTTCATCCTTAAACACCGGGTAAAGGTTATCTATACGGAGAAGAAGGATGGAAACCTCGGAGGCTTGATACCAAATCTTCGGGCTGATAACAGAGTTCCTGCTGACGGACACCCATTGGGTACTAACACAAGGCGGTATCGTCATAGGGTTGTAGTCAATGTCCCGAAGGCGAAGGAAGATATTATCTATGGGTATGAACTAAGAGACTTGTTCACCCATGAGGATGGAATGATCCTTCTGGGAACTGATGCAGACAGTCTTGAAGCAAGAGTGGCAGGACATTTCACAGCTGAGTATGACGGTGGTGAGTTTGCACAGAAGCTGCTGGAAGCTGACATACATCAGGAGCTTGCAGATGCTCTTGGTATTACCAGACAGCACGCAAAAACTGTTTACTATGGTATCTCCTATGGAGCACAGCCAAAGAAGATTGCAGAGACATTGGGTGTTCCTCTGTATAGAGGGCAAGAAATCTTTGATGTTTTCTGGGAGACCAATTGGGCTCTTGCAAAAGTGAGAGATGCAGTAGTAAGCGAGTGGAAGACGAAGGGTCATATCCTCTCCATTGATGGAGGAAGGTTGTATCCAAGATCGGAGCATTCGGTGATGAACACCAAGTTCCAGTCAACAGGTAGTATCATAGTGAAGTATGCAACTATCCTGATGAACAGGAGGTTGAAGGAGGAGAAGATAAATGGTTTGGTAAGACAGGTTATTCACTACCACGATGAGTACACTTTGGAGTTGTTGAATAACAACACCATTAAGATGAAAGCAAAAGCCATTGCTGAAGAAGCATGGAAGAACGCAGGTAAACATTTCAACATGAATGTAGAGATAACAGGCGAGGCTGTGTTTGGGCATTCATGGGCACAAATTCATTAAAGGAGAAATAATATGGCACTTGTAGATAAGTTTAAAGGATCAAGTAAAGACTTTGGCCGGATTGGTGAAGGCACCTTCCCGGCTCGTATCGTTCAGGTAATTGACCTTGGACGGCAGAACACTGAGTACAAAGGAGAGAAGTCTGTAAAGGATCGGCTGTTCCTTACGTTCGAACTTCCTACAGAGACAATCGAAATTGATGGTAAGACAAAGCCACGCTGGCTGTCGGGTGAATTCACCAAATCAACTAACGAAAAGGCCAAGTTCTATAAGATACTGATGGCAGCTTACCCAGATGCAGAAGACTTTAAGGATTTGTTGGGTAAGCCATTGCTGGTGGAAGTTGGCACAACCTCTGGTGGTAAGGACAAGTTCATGTCAGCTATGCCGCTCCCGAAGGGCATGTCTGTGGCAGAACTCCAGAATGAGGCAAAGTATTTTGACATTCACAACCCTGATAAGGATGTGTTCGATTCCTTCCCGGACTTCCTCAAGACGAAGATCAGTGAGTCTCTGGACTGGAACTTGGATGTTCCATTCTAAGGGTAAAGTGTAGTAAGGTTTGGGGGCTGAAGGTTTTCCCATTCCCTTCAGCTTTCATAGTGTCCTGAGCATGACACGCTCCTCCCTTCCTCCTTCTAAACTGCTCATTTCTTATTCAAATATACCAAGGTTAGGGCCCCTGCTGTCGATGAAGAGACACTTTTGTTCTCTCGGCATAGCAGAGGTGCCTAAAGAAAACAAAATGCCCTTACGGAGCTGATATGCACGATGACATGAGACAAGTAGTTGAAGATATTTACAAGGTGTTGCTCGACCCTCCAGAGATTAGTGACGAGTGGTGCGAGGAACTTGGAACACAGATTGCCAGTATGTTGAAAGACCGGTTGCAGGAAAGAGAGGAAAAGTATTCCCTTCGCCTGTCTTCCCTTGGCAGAGGCAATCGGTATCTGTGGTACAGCGTACGAGATACCATCCCTAAAGAAGAACTGCGTCCTGAGACAAGGCTCAAGTTCCTGTTCGGTGATGTCATCGAGCTTCTCTATATTGCCCTCATTGAATTAGCAGGGCATGAAGTGAGCCATGAACAGGAAGAGGTTGAGATTAACGGTATTAAGGGGCACATCGACTGCTTGGTAGATGGGAAGTTGGTTGATATTAAATCCACCAGTACATTCTCTTTTGCCAAGTTCGACAAAGAGACCCTGCACATGCCCGATAAAGACCCATTCGGCTACTATGCACAGCTCTCTGCTTATGCCTTTGCTACAGGATATGAACCTGCTGGTTGGTTGGTAATGGATAAGCAGCTTGGTAAGTTGTGCTTCAGCCCTGTGCATGAAGAGCATCTCCCTGATATGGAAGAGCGTGTGGACAAGATTAAGGATGTTGTAGCACAACCGGGAGAACCTGCCCCCTGTGCTTACCCTGTTCCAGATGGTAAGAGTGGGAATCAGAAACTCCCTACAGTTTGTAGCTACTGCCCATATAAGTTCCATTGCTGGAGAGACTCGAACAATGGGCATGGGCTGAGAACATTCCTCTACTCATCAGGGCCAGTGTTCCTCACGCATGTTGCAAGGCTTCCGAAGGTTCCTGAGATTACTAATCAGGAGAACTGATATGGAAGTAACAGAGCTGATGGTAAGCATGTCCCGCCTTCTAAGAGAGAAACTGAGGGCATCCCGTGATAAGTCAAAAGAATACTGGAGGAAGGTGAGAGATGCGGGTAAAGCAGTGTAGAGGGCTTCTGGAAGAATGCACAGAGTTCACCACACACATTTCACAGCTATGTGAAAATTGCCTCAGGGAACTGAGTGCTAAAGAATGGAAGGCTTTTATAGCTTCTCAAGGGAAAAGGGTTCGTAATGGTCAGGAAAAGTAAACCACGTAATGCAGGAACATGGACAGAAGCGAGGTACATGTCTCAAATCAGAAGCCATCTTCGTGCAGCGTTTCGTTATTGGCTTCCTATCAAGAAAGCGAAGGAAGCAGCAAGACGCCATAATCAATCAGAGAATAAGAGGATGAAGTGGGAGTACAGATGCAAGCATTGCAATAGGTGGTTCCCTGAGAAGCTGGTACAGGTAGATCACGTAGTTCCTTGTGGAAGATTGAAGGAGCTTGGAGATGTCCCATTTTTCATTATGAACCTCACAGAAGAAGATTACAAGGAGGGCTACCAAGTGTTATGCAAGGAATGCCATAAGAAGGTTACAGCTGCTGAGAGGAAAGCCCCTGTTACTCAGGAGTATTGGGAAGATCGTATCCGGTGGCATCAGAAAGAGATTGAGAAGTGTGAGAGAGAGCTGAGGGAAATGCACAATAAGGCTCAGAGGAAGGAGGAATAGGATGAGTGTTCATATTGAATTCGACAAAGGGAAGATAGCACTGGAGTCAGACAGCAATTGCTGGAAATTGTCTCTCCCGAAAACTCGTAAGAATAAGAAGACAGGTGATACTGAGAGGTATTGGGAAGGGTTCAAGTTCTACTCCTCTCTGGAATATGCCATTAACGGATTGCTTCATTACAAGATCAGAACATCAGATGCTCAGAGTGTTGCAGAGCTGGTGTCTATCATCAGGAAAGAAGCAAGCAAGATTAGGGAGGTATTAGAACCTCTTGGCACCCTTACCATTAAGGGTTAATAAAAAGGCCATATCATCGAATATCCGGCTATATCATGGAGGAAGAATGAAAAGACAAGAAGTGTTGCAAGAGGCAGCAAACCTAATTGCAGGTGATAGACAAGAAGATTATGGAGATGCCATGAGCAGCTTTGTTTCCATTGCGGAAGCATGGAGCTGGTACTTGGGTTATCACATTACCCCTGTAGATGTAGGGCAGATGATGACTCTCCTAAAGATCAGCAGAAGCAAGACAGGAGAAGACTTCAAGGCTGACTCATATATTGATGCCTGTGGCTATCAAGCACTTGCAGCAGAAATTCATAGTAACTTTTTCAAAGTACTAAAGGAGAAATAAATGACAATGGTGTTGTGTGATATGAAAGGTTGTACGGAGCTGACGGATCATCCGTCTTGTGTTTGTGATGATTGCAGAACCTACATTATTAACAAGATGCAAGGAACATTGCCGTTGCAACCTCCTGTAGAGGAGCGTCCTACATATCTCTCAACTATCTGGAAGATTCTTCCAAAGGTAGCGAATCCTGAGAAACGTCTCACATCTTTTGGAGAGTTCCACGAAGATGGCGTGAGAGAGATTGTGGCTATCCTCAATAGAGAAGCAGAGTTGGAGGAGACATGATGTTCAAAGTAGGAGACAAGCTGGAGTCATTGCGAGGGCCATGTGTTGTGGTGGCCATTGAGACTGGGAGAGACTGTGGGGTGGGGCTGAGATATGGCGATGACGATCTGCTCTGGGTAACGTCAGACGGTAGGCTGTATCCACATTATCCGCACCCCTACGTCTGGTTCCCAGAAACTGGCCACGGGCCGGAGGTGGGGGAACGCCCCAAATGGAAGCCGGAAAAGCCGACATGGTGTTGGGTTTGGAACGAGTTTGAGGAAGATCGAATCATCCGACTTGTAGCAAAGTATGATGACTGGGGGTATAGATCACTATGCGTAGAGGATAGTGAGTTGAAACTATACTCCTCTTACTGGAAGAACGCAGAGCCGCTGTCTGGAGATGAGGTACCCGACTGGTGGCCGGAGGAGTGGAGATGAGATGTGACGATACGTTCCTGATTGTGCTGTTCCTTGCCGCGTTTGCTGCTACCGGCTTTGCATTCGGGGTGCAATTCGCGGAGCGGCAAGCCATCGAGCACGGCTGCGCCCACTATGACAGCCAGACGGGTGAATGGGAGTGGAACAGTGAGTAGCAAAAAGACTAAACTTATCAACATGATTCAAGATAAGATAAAGAATAATGAACTAATCCTATGTGGAGATATTGCCAATATAGGAGACTTTGTTTGCTGCACATCCTGCCATACTGATGAAGAATTGGGTTATGATGATAATTATGATGATAATGATTTCCTCTTCAACGGGGCAAGAACAGATGTATGTTGTGCTGCAAGAATTTATGTAGAAGAGATTATCGAGGCGAATAAGGAGGTGGAGAAATGAAAATTATCGCAATGCAGGAGCGTTCTGCGGGTAATGGTGAAGTCGGTGAGATGTGGATTGATGCGGCTATATTCCAGCCAACGACACCAGTTGTTGAAATCCTCAAGTGGGCACAACGTGTTGATGAACCGAGTGCGCGTGCCGATGGTGGGCGGCTGATGATTCGTGTAGCACATGAGCCAAAAGAATGAGCATCGACACTCTAGATAAAATCCTACTGGCTTGTGTAAGCCTTGCCATGCTGTCCTGCTCTATTGTGGTCATTGGTATTGGATGGGCATTGATTACAGGGAGCATAGAATGAAAGTGAGGAGCAGCCAGATGAATAGGAGACTGATGACATTTGTTGCGCCATCACTGATGTTATTTCTTGCATGGGTGAGTGGAACAAACCTATTGGAGCGTGGGCCAGACACAGGATTGGCATATTTCCTTACAATACTCTCGGGTGTGGCAGCATATACATACCCGGGATGGAACAAGTAGCAGCACAGGAAAGCATCAGCGGCGGGCTCCTTTGATGCCGTAGACCGCCTGCCTCCCAGCGGGAAATAAATAGGGAGGCTTATTTACGCATGGCGGTAGCGTTGCCCTGAGACCATTCTAGATGGCAGTCTCAAAAGCTTTTTGGAGGAAGGTTATCTCCAGCCGCCAGCCGTAAGTGAATGAAGGAGGAGTGAAATATGAAAGTAAACGGGTACGACATAAAACCATCGGCAGACCTTAGCTTTGCAAACCTTAGCGAGGCAGGCCTTAGCAATGCAAACCTTCGTGATGCAGACCTTTGCAATGCAAACCTTAGCGGGGCAGGCCTTATCAGTGCAAACCTTCGCTATGCAGACCTTAGCGGGGCAGACCTTAGCGGGGCATACCTTATCCGTGCAAACCTTCGTGGTGCAAACCTTCGTGGTGCAAACCTTAGCGAGGCAGGCCTTAGCAATGCAAACCTTAGCGAGGCAGACATCCGATACTGCTTTGGCAACGGCAGCGAGATCAAGACGCTGCTGATTACAAGATACCACATAACGTACACCGATGAAGTGCTGGCGATAGGGTGTCAGCAGCACAGCAAAAGCGAGTGGCTCGGTTTCGATGATGAAACCATTGCGAGGATGGACGACGGCGCACTTGAATGGTTGCGTGAATGGAAGCCTAAGCTGATTGCGATTGGCGTATTTGAGGAGGAGTGATATGTATCTCGATGGAATTAAAGATTTTTTCATAGTGTCATTATGCGTTGCTGCGGTAGTTGGCTGGGCTGTTATTGAGCTCATCTTGTGGCTTATCAGTCACGTCAGCTTGATTTGGGTCTGAAGAAGGAGGAAGGCATGAAGAAATCACATCCAAAGAGTGCATTCGTATGCGGTAAAGATTTGTGGTGCATGGAAGGCCACAAGGCCAAAGAATCGAC